TAAATAATGAAATTTATTTAAATCTTGTTTATTTAAATTAAGAAAGGAAAAAATATATAGATGACTTTACAAGATTTTATTATTTGGCAATTTTTATTATACTTACCGATTATAGGTTTAAAATTTTTTGAAAATTTTCTTTAAAAAAGTGTTGACAAATAAAAAAATAAATGTTATACTTAATTTATAAATAAGAAAAGAGGATATTAAATGAAAAAATTACAATTTAAACTTATATTTCATCTTTATGATTTTGAAGTAAATGATGAAACACTTAAAATTTTTTCTAAATTAATGGATAGAGTTTTAGAACCATCTACACAACATAACTGTAATGGTTACAGAGGTGAAAAGTTAATATTTCTAAAATTTAGCCCTACATCTACTATTGACAATGAAACAATTAAAAATAGGCTTGAACTTGAATTTCAAGAATACTATAGAAAGCTATTTAACATTAAAAAAGGTAAATACAAATCACCATCAAAATTTATGGTATTTGATGAAGAAAAACAAAAATATATTTTTACAAAAGATATTAAGGAGATATTAAAATGATTGTAGCAACTCAATACTTAAATGAAGATAAACATAGATATGAATTAAAAATTGAAAATTTATATTGTGGTGTATTATTATATCATTTAGTAAAATATGATAATAAAATTTCAGAAGAATTTATTAAACTAATTAATGACACACTAGAATATTATTTCCATTATGAAACAACACTTACATTAGAACAAGTACAAGAAATAGTAAAAAATGCGTGTAAAAAATATAATGTAATTCAATTACAAATTGAAAGGGGGTGATATTTATCCGACAAGAGGTTTTAAACGATATTATTAGCGCTATTAAGCGCTATAAGGAGCGCGACCCAACATATAAAGCTTTAGTAATTTATATATTAGAAGAACTAGAAACTTGTATTTTGGGTTACTATAACAACTTACAACTTAACTACTTATTTACTATGCTAAAAGATAGTTACTATCTTATGGAATTATATAACACAACAACGAAAAGAAAAGGAAAATAACAATGACAAAAGAACAAAAACAATTTACATCAATTAACCTTGTAGGACGCATTTCTGCAACATCAAACAAAGTATCAGAAGATTTCAAACAAGAAACACCTACTAAAACAGTTTACATTGTGCCAAAAGATAAAAAAGAAATTGAAAAACTTGAAAAATTTGGTCTTCCACTTTATAAACCTGAAGAAAAAGGGTCAGAAAGTCACACTATTGTAAAATCTGCAAAGACTGTAAAACACTATAAATCAGTAAAAGATGAAGAACCACAAAAAATGATTATGACAGTTGAAGATGAAAACGGTAAAACAATCCCTAATTTGTACACAGAGGAAAACGTAATCGTTAACATCACAAAAGTAAAAGCACAAAAAGGAAAGAATGATTTTTACCGTCTTACAGCAATCCTTGCACCTGTAGGAACAATCCTAGAAGTTGAAGCAACAAATCCATTTGAAGATTTGGAAGTTTCAGAAGATGACCTACCATTTTAATTAATTAACGCATGAAACGTGACAAAAAATACTGGGATAGATATGAAAGTAAGTCTATCACTGGGAAGATGGCACTTCCAAGAGCACCTTCAAAAGGTTATAAAAATACAGTTTATGATAGTTCGGAATATGCTAAGAATATTTATACAACAGATAGAGGAGACTCTAAATTTACTTATGGGGTACAAATTCAGAAAACATTTGTTACAGATTTAGATATGTTAAGACGAGCTAATGAAGTATTATTTACTAATTTATATAGTCATTTAAAAGAACCTATTATAATAACTTCTCCAGCCACTTATACTGAGTTAGCTAGTCTTGTATCTGGTAAGTATAAAAAAATACTTGAAGAATTCGCTGATATTAAAAGAGAGATAAAGTATAATTCTATAGATAATGAACAAAATATACACATACAACAATTTATGTCTGTTTTAGCTATTCGTGAACATTCAATAACAAATTTAATGAAACGTATAAAACGATTTAATCATAATATGAAATCAGAATTATATAACGGTTATACTAAGAAAAAATATAAATATGCGGTTAATATTGTTACTTATGCATTTTTATATTAGAAAAAAGAAAGAGGAAAAAAATGGAATTAAATACAAAAGAAGAATTGATTGCTTTTCTTGAGGGTTTAAAAAACGATGTTGAAACCATCAAGGCTTCTACACGGCAAGAAAAACCAGAAGAAACACCAGAAGAAACACCAGAAGAAACACCAGAAGAAACACCAGAACAAGAAACAGATGATGAAATCGCAAAACTTTTGGAGGAAAAATAAATATGGGCTTTATGAAAACACACTATAATGATGAAAAACTTGATAAATCAAATGAACTTAATGGTACTATGACTATCGACGAAACAACACAAGCAGATGAATACACACGAAAATTACAAAATTTAGGGGGTAATGCTTAATGCCAAATGGAATTACAAAAGCAAGTAAACAAGCACTAATTGAATTTAACAAATCTAACGGAACGGCTTGGACTTTTGGGGGTAATCTTACAACCAATAGAACAGAGTTTGAAACATTTGTAAATAAATTCTTGTTTCCAAAACTAGCAGAAACAGAACTTGTTTCAGAAATTCTTGGAAATCGTTTCCAACGTTTTGCTGTAGAACAAGATTTCATCGGTCAATATTCTGAAGAATACGTTATCCTAGATAGTGTACCAGTTGACATGAACTTGTCTAAGAAAGAGGAATTATTCCTTAAACGTAACTATCCTTTGATTGCTTCCAAAATTTATGGTAACTCATGGTTTCGTAAAGTTAAGTTTACACTTAATGATAATGATGTACGACAAAACTTTATTACTCTTGCTGACGCTACAAAATATGCTATCGGGGTTCTTAAGAAGAAAATTTCAGATATTAATATTACAGAAGAAGCTGAGTTTAAAGCAATGCTTATTGAGTATGCTTTAAATTTTGCCAAAGAAAAGCGAACAGCTTCTACTAAAGAAGAAGTCATTAAGAAATTGTCACTTGCTATTTTGAACATGCAAAACAACTCAGATAAGTATAATGAAACATCTACAGCGTCAGGTGGAACACTTGGACGTTATACAACAGTATCAAGTATTGATGATTTGCTAATTATTACAAGTGATGAAATTAAAGCTGACCTATTGAACACACAAATTGCAACAAGTTATAATATTCAAGGCTTGGATATTACTAACAAAATCATTTCATTTAATGATTTGGGAGGTGTTTACAAACTTAAAGAAGATTTCACACTTTCAACTAATGACCAAATTACTAAACTTTCTGCAATGGGAGATTATCAATCAGAAAAAGGCGATGTAATTGAAGCTGGTACAATCTTTACTTTTGATGTAACATCAATTTTTGGAGCAGATAAGGTACAAGAAATCAAACCAACAACTGAAAACTTTGCTTTGGTGCTTGATAAGCGAGCAATTCGCTACAAACAGTACACGAAAGATATGATAGTTAATTTCTTCAATCCTGAGTTTAAGGAGTGGAACTATTGGCTTCATTACTATAGCTTTAAATCAATCTCACCATTTTACAATAAAATTGTAATCGGCGGATAAACTTAAGGGGGTATATTCGCCCCCTTTATTTTTTATTAATAAGGGGTATAAATGGATTTTAATACAATAGAAACATCTTTTAAAGAGAAGATAAAGCAAAGGGTCGTTTCTCATAGAAATAGGTTTTATAAACTTATATATAACCGTTACGCTGAAATTTTACCATTTACAATATCTTATGAAAATATCGATGAACGTTTTAAGGTTGATTTAATTCAACTAGAAAGCATGTTAAGACATAACTATAATGTTGCTATTGGTGAAGATGTTACAGGTGATATTGTAATACTAGGATATGTAAATTTAAGTAATAAAAATAATTTTGATTATCATTATTTACCTAAAACATATACTAAAAAAGATATTAATTTTATTATTAATGAAGCATATATTTTACCAGAATATACACAACTTAATCAATATAATAAAAATGGTAATTTTATTGTTATTCAAAACAAGGTATATAATTATATTAATGATTATGAAATTATAGAACATTATGCAGAAGAAATTGCTGAAATTTCTCTTTCACGTTTTAGTCTTATTTTACAAGCTAAAGTCATGACTTTCTTTCGAGGTGATTTAAACGGTGACGATTTAGAAGAAGTTATCGATGACCTTTTCAACGGCGCACCAGCTATTAAAACATCTGTTCAATTTGATGTAAATGAAAATATTATACGTTTTGACAATGGGAATATCACATCAACATTAACAGAATTAAAAAGGGAATTTCAAAATAAACTATCAGAACTAAATTCAATGCTTGGTCTTTCATCTCTTGGTGTTGATAAAGAAAGTGGTGTTTCAGATGAAGAAGCACAATCAAATGCTTCTTTCAAGAAATCAAATGAGAACATCTATTTGTTTGCTAGAAATAATGCTCTTAAATTTCTTAATGAAAGATATGAAATGGATATACGAGCTGAATTTTCTGAAAACATGGTAAAAGAACTTTCAAGCCTTGAAAAATTGGAGATGTTAAGTAAATGACAGTAAAACTATATAATATTTTAACAAGTTTGATTGATAATGCAGACATTGAAACGAATTTTACTAATAAATTTAATCAACTTTATCACAACAACCCAAACTACAATATTAGTAGAATGATAAGTAACTACGAAGAAGATGGAAATGAATTAACATATCTAGTACAATATTTTTTGACTTATGGATTGCAGTTTTTAGGAAATAATAGAAAACGTTTCGAAAAAGAACTTTTAAGTAAATTTTATAATCGTAAAATTAAAGTACAAACTATTGATTTGTGGAATAATTTATTAGTAGGTTTTGTAAGTGAACATCAAGATACAATTAAAAACATGTATGATATTGATGATTGGTTAAAAGGTAAAAGTCATACAAAAACTACAAGTGATAGTCAGGGTGAAAATCGAACAAATAATATTAATAGTTCGCAACCTCAAACACAAACAAATGTAACTTTAAATCAAGATAGTATTGATTATGCAGATGATTTATCTATTAATAAAGGTAAAACTAGTAATAGTAATGTTTCAACTTATCAAGCAGAAAATCACGATTTAAAAACTTTAATTGATTATCAGAAAATTACTAATGAATTTTGGAATAAACTAGACTTAGCTTTATTCTCACAAGTGGGGTAAAATATAAATGGAAGAAAGAAATCAAGATATTTTTAATCAAATGGAAAGACATTCAAAATATCCATGGTCTACTAATTGGAGTTTAGAAAACCATTATCAGCCATGGTATGATGACAGACGAGATTACAACACCAACGCACCAAGTTACTATGATTATCTAGCTAATACTAACCGTTATTTAGATAAATTAACATGGCTTACTAACCGTGTTGCACGTCGTAATATTAACGTACAATCAACAAACGCTATCCATTACACAAAGGAATTTGATTGGATTGATGAAAATAAAGAACGTGGTATTAATTGGCATGATGTTATTAATCTAAAATGTGAACTAGTGCTATCAAAACTAGTCAAGAAATTACAATATCAACAACTAGACGGACAATACAAGGATTTAGAAAGTCCTAACTCTTTAGTAATCGAAAATGACGGTCTTTATAATCCTGATGTTACTAACTACTTATTAGAACTCAACAAAGACCTACGCGCTCTCAATCAAAGACTTGAAACATTAAAAGCTGACATTTTGCGTGAAGTAGACCAACGAAACAATGCAATGACAGAAAAGATGAAAGAATTTGAGCGGAAGATTGATGAAAAAATTGGTGGTATCCAAGGTCAACAAAATCAAGGAATGACACAAGAACAGATTAACGATTTAGCCAAGGCGCTGGCTGATAGTACATCTGCACTTAATAAGCTAACTAAAAATGAGCAATCATTACAAGCTTTGTTAAATAGTGTGTTTGCAAGTGGAGGTATAACTAATAATGAAATTGGTACAACTACATTTAAAGAAAATGTAAACCTTGTGACTGGTAATATTAATGTGTATACTAGTGAAGATAAGATTAATTACTTAGCTAGTCATGCTACTAATTCAGACAAACAAAATGATTTAATGGTAAAATAAGGGGGTAAGTTATGAGATTATCTCTTAAAGATTATTTATTTTCTGAAAATACAAGTGGTGGAAAAGTAAATAAAGCTTATTTTAATTACAGATATAATAATTTATTTCTTTCTACAAATTATTTTAAATCAAAAACTTTTGAAAATGATAAAAAAAATAATTATTTCAGAGGTTTTACAAAAGAATATTTAGATAGAAATATACAAAATGTTATTGTTAAAGTGGAAAGTAATTATTTATTATCACAAAAAAATGAAGATGGTATTATCACTTTAGAATTTGAAAATGTAGATGGGTTAGGAAAACGTGTAAATACTTATAGAGTAGAAATTTTATTTTCCATTTTTAAATATTATAATACAGATGAAAAATATACAGCTTCATTAGAATGGATAAATATTAACTCTGATAAACCAAATAAAGATATAAAATATGAAGTAAATATATTAAATTTTGGTGATTTTACAGATTTAACGGAATATAATTTAGAAGAAGAAATAAATTATAGTACAGAAGAAATGTATAAAAAATATCCAGAAAATTATTCTTATGACGCACATTATGATAACACTATACCAAAAATTTCTTTTGAAAATAATATTTTCCTCTATAAAACTAGTATTGTAAATGAACGTTTTTATAAAATAGGTACTAATGTACCTTTTATAACAATTAAGGCAATAGGGGCTTTAGCAACTGATACTATAAAAATTTATCTTATAGATATAACAGATATTAAACGTTACTATAGGCAAGGTTGTTTATACAATATAGATACATTTAAAGGTATAAAAAAACTTAGTAAAAAATTATATGTTGGTACAAAAGAAGTTCCAGAAGATGAAATAGCTAATTCTGAAAAAGTTGATACAGGTCATGTTAGACTTTTTAAAGATACCAATTTTAAACAAGCAAAATATATAGAAAGTGATAATTAACATGAATTTAACTAAATTTGTTTTTTATGAAAATACAGAATTAGTAAATATTCAGAACACAATCCATTTTGAAGATAATCAAATAAGAGATGATTTTTTTAATCGTTATAATAAACTTGAATTTGAAAGTCTTTTCAATTTTCGTAGGGATAGGGGCTTACTAAAAGTCCCTAAACTCTATGAGGATTTGTTAAAATATAATTATGGATATTTTACTAATCAGAAAGAAAATAGACGATACTATTTCTTTATTACAGATTATGAATATTTAAACGATAATACTACACTTGTTACCATTATGCCAGATTTTGTCATGACTTTTTGTCAAGGTAAAAGATTAAATGAAATAGGGCAAGTAGAGATTATTCGCCAACATGTTACACAAAATAGGTATAATGATTTAGAGCAATATTTAAGAAATACAGATGATACTTTACAAGTAAAATCTTTAAAGTATATTAAACATCTATCAATTCCAATGCTTGAAAGCTATATTCTTTTAACAACAAGCGTTGACCTTGAAGCTGATTTTGGTACTGAAAAAAAACCAGTTTTACGTTCTTCGACAGGTGGTGTATTTGATGGTATAAAATCAATGCTTAATGCTTACATTATACCATCTGAAAAATGGGATAGTTTTTTAACTCATTTATCATCGTTTCCTTGGATTGCTCAAAATATAAAAGAAGCATGTCAGATACCAGCTTTGCTTGTTAATTTAGAAGAACAGAAAAAAGTTAAATTCAAAGATAGTGAAGTAGAATTTTACAAGCTCAAAAAAGGTGGTAAATCAAAAGAAATTGATTTAGGACAAATAAATATAGAAAAAGAAACATTGTTAAATATGTTAGGAATTAACAACATGCCCCACCTTTTAAGAAATGGATATTTTACTTTTGAGTTAACAGATTTTAGCGGAAATATTGTACCTTTAGAACCATCTAAATTATATCAAGGTTTGAAGTTTAGAGCAGTTTCAACAATAGGTTATAATAATTTATTGAAGATTTATCCTATAGGATATAACAACGAATTAGGGGATAAAAAAGGTACATATTTGAATGTAAACCTTTCATTTATTGAATTTAATAAAATGAGCACAGTCATAGATACCGCTAAACTCGAATGGGCTAAAGGTGCTTATAACCGTGAATTAGACAATAGTAAAACTATTTCTGGTAGAGCACAGAAAATAATGGATAGTAATAGTTCAGTGCAAGATAAATTTTTCAATGCTATGAGTGTATTCTCAACGTTTAAAGGTGGTATTGGGTCAGTTGCTGGAGCATTTTCAGATGAATACGATTATTACCGTAAACAGAAAGCAGACAAACAAACTCTTGCCTTAAATGCTAATCAAGTAAATGATGGAAATTACCCCAATAGTTTACTATTAAAAGATAGCACATACGGTATTCATCTATTAATTTCAGCACCTCATAAATTTGAATTGGATAAACTAAAACAATACTATAATTTATATGGTTTTGATTTTGATGAAAAACTGGAACAACTAGAGACAGTAAATAGTATGAATAATGTAAACTATGTGCAATTTAAGGGCAACTGGTATTTAAACGAAGCGGACCCACAAATTAACATTGTACTTAAAACAATTTTTGAAAATGGTGTAAAATTTTGGCATTATGACGGAACACAAAATAAACAAATAAATAGACCTATTTTAGTAAATAATTGGAGAGGTTGATATTATGAGTAAAAAAAATAAGACAGAGGAATATATTAAATTCCTTAGTCAACCTTTTAAAAATAATTTTGGTATTAAAAAAGATGATATAGCAAATTGGTTTATGGCTCAAAATGGCGCACAACCTGTTATTAGGTCTTATGGTGTTACTAAAAAAAATCTATTAGATACATATATCCCTAAATTAGAAGAACTTTTAGGTGGTTATACTTTTTTTCTAGCCTATACAGTAACTGAAAGTGGTGGTGCTGGAAACTGGATAAATCATTATGCTAGAGATACTGGGTCAAATGGTTTAGAATGTTTAATACATGATTGTGAGTATCTTATTAAAATAAATAAGGAACATCACACAGTAAGTTTGTCTGCTCCAGAAGTTTTTGCTCCAGCTGTAGAAGATGAACCCGGAAAATGTCAAGCAGTATATGATAATTTAGGTGTAAATACTATAGGTAAAGTATTTATGCCGTCAACTATGGCAGGTAATGCTTGGGTTTTTGCTACAAATTGGTGTAACCAAAATAGAGGGGGTGTTCCTTATGTTTATTTTGGTAATCCTTATGATACTATTATAGATATGATAAAAAACATGGGTGGTGACCCATTCGGTGGTGTAGACCAAAAATCAGGAAAATCTCTAGCACCATCTAAAGAACCAAGTAGAAACACATCTAAAGGTGAATTTTATAGTTTACTATTACAACTAATAGAAAAATTGAAAGAGGGGGTAGAAGATATTTTTGACGGTGATTTACATGATGTAACTAACAATCGTGATATTTTTACAAATCATATTATTAAAGTAGAAAGTAACCTTAATAATCTACATGCTAGTTTAGATTTAGAATATCTTGATAGTATTTTTAAACCATTAATTGATGGTATTAATTCAGCGAATGATTTAAAAAATAAGTCAACTAATTGGAACAGTCAGCCAAGGAAAAGACAATCTAAAAATGACAATATAAAGACCAATCAAAAAACGAATATACAAGAAAAGGTAAATGCTATTAGAAATTTACAAGGTCAATATATAGGTGATGGGCAATGTTATGCTTTGGTAAGTTATTATAGTAATAGTATTTCTAGTGGTTATCATATATCATATAGTTTAGGTAATCCACCAGCAGGTTTTGCTATTGGTGATACTTTAAGGGCTTCAAATATTGGTAGTGGTTGGAATTGGGGCGCTATTGGCTGGACTGTAAAAGAGGGTAAACAAGAAAATATTAAAGTTGGTGATATATTTAATGTTGCTAGTTATGCTGGTGGTATTTGGCAGACAGGAGAGTACGGTCATACAGGAGTAATAACAGGTTATGATGGTAATAATGTAGAAGTTACTGACCAAAATTATTTAGGATATCCAGTATCTGTAAGGTCTTATCCAGTAGGTCAGTTTATAAGTGGTATAACAAGTTTAATTTCTCCCCCATAGAAAGGTATAAAATGTTTAAACTTAAAAAAGACTTTAAAAAGTGGGTACAAAAATATAGGAAAAAATATATTCCAAAAGAATATAATCAAATACTTTGGTTAGATGAATTAACTAAAGATACAATAGATGTTTATTTATCAATTACAAATCGTGGTGACGGAAAATCATTCAATACTATTGGTGCTTGTCTTAAAATGGGTTATGATTTAGATTTAAAACCTATCTTCATAGTTCGACATTGGGAGCTTCAAACTTTGTTTCGTAATCTTATTGATAATGTGGTTGAAACTTTGGGATTTTGGGAAGTTGAAAATCTATGGTATGTAAACCAACAAGATTATATAATTATAGGATACGAAGATAAAGAAATCGGATTGATTGCTGATATTAATAACGCTAGTGACCTTAAATTTTCAAGTTTTAAATTGAAAGAGTTTCCCTTGATGGTATATGACGAGTTTCTAGCACTTGATGATGACTATGTACCAAATGAGTTGCAAAAAATAAAGACTATTTATCAATCTATTGATAGGGTTAAACCTAAAGACAGACCCTTTGGTATAAAACCTAAAATGATTTTACTTGCTAATCCAATTAATTTTAACTCTCCAGTTTTAGAGTGGTTAGATTTTTATAGCTTAATTGAAAAACATAAAATGAATACCATTAAACAATATGGAAATAAATTAATAGAGTTAAGACAAAATGAACAAGTAAACAAAAATAAAAATACATCTATTTTTGATGTGGAAAATGATAGTAATTTTACAGGTATGTTTGAAATTAATCACCACAATTTAATTAGTAAAGAATTATTTGATAAGATTAAATCGGAAGTATGTCCATCTATTATTAAATTAGAAAGTGATAAATATATTAATTTTTATGTATGGAATGGTAACTATGTAATAGATATTACCAGTAAGGGAGATTACCAGTATTGTTTAAATCTAGAAGATAGAAAAGATGATGTAATATATTTGTATCCTAATAAGTACTTTAATGATACATTTCATAACAAATATAGGAAAGATATTATTAAATTTACTAATACATTTAGTAAAAATTATATTTATAACAATCCTAATTACATGGATTTAAACCTATTTAAACTAATCAATTATAATACAACTACTACACAACAAAAAGTAGAAATTTCAAAGGAAAGAATTTTACTACAAAAATTAGGTAAAATGTATGAAAACCTATAACAAACCTTACGGTAATATAAAAGAGTTTATCGAATATATCAAACGTGGATATACTTTGCTTGCTTATGATATAGAAACGTTTACTTATAATTTTAAAGAGGGTAATTTTAAACCCTCTCTTTTAAAAAGTGTGATGTACTCATTCACGATTGGTTTTATATTAGATGATGAAACGTATTATATTATATTTAATAATTTTCAACATTTTTTTGAATGGACAAAGCCTTATTTTAAGAAGTCTAAACCGTATATATTAAATGCACACAATGGTAATAGATATGATAATCATTTTATAAGATATGAATTAGTTAAATATTATGGTTGTAAAGTAGAAAATGAATATCTTAAAAATGCTATTGAAAACGATAATACAGAAACATTTTCGATTTTGGAAGATGGAAATTTATTAGAAAAACGTGTAAAAAGTAAAAATAATCTGGAATTGAAATTTAAGTTAGATGGTGTTAAATTTAAAACAGAAGATAATTGGGTAAAAACAAATACCAGTATTGCGGTTATTGGTAAAAAATTGCTTGATAAAGATTTAATTACAGAAGAATTTCTAAAAACAGATTATGATTATATAAAATATAATTTAGATGATGACTTGGCAGATGATGAATTAGAGGATTATATTAGAGGGATTTACATTAATCTAACAGAAGAAGAAAAGATTTACATTAGAAATGATGTAATCATACTAATTTTAGGAATAAAATATTATAGTGATTTGTTTTTCGGTTTTTCATATAAAGAACCTACATTTACAAGTAATATTAAGCATTCATATATTACCAATAATGAAAAAGCGGAATTTCAACTTTTAAAACAAAATAGAGGTAGAGAACTATTTGCCTTTGGTGATTATAAATTTAAAGATTTAAATTGTTTTGATTATTTTAATAATTTCTATAATGGTGGACTTAATTTTTATAATGATAATAAAATAGGTAAAATTTTAGAAAATGGTTTTAGCTTGGATATAAATAGCTCATATCCTTATGTCATGTTTAATGAAAAATTCCCTATGTATCCTATATCCTATTCAGAGAAAATGAAACATTTAAAACTATCATTTAAAGATGATGAAATATCATTTTTTACCATGTTGATTGATGAATTTAATGATTTAATTTCCATGATACCATCTAAGATTATAAAGCAAATGTATGTTAAATATTATAGGATTGTAAATGGCGAAGTCTATCTAAATACAAATAGTATTCGTCTTTTAAATGAACTATTTAATTTAAATATTGATAGTTTGTTTGTATCATCTTATGTAACCTTTAAATGTAGTGAATTTGGTGCAAAAGATATAATTGATAAATATTACTATATTAAGACTCAAGGAAAAGCTAAATATAAATTAGACTATAAAAATGCTACTGACATATATTTAACAGATGTAAAAAATGATGTTGTATTTACTAGTGATGAAATAGCTGGTTCTAAAGTAAACCTCAATGGTATTTATGGTGTACCAGCCCTCAGACTATTCTTTGACTTATTTAGGATTAATTATGATGGTGAATACTATAATATAAATAGTGGATTTCGAAATAAAGAAAGAAATGTATTATTTTCAGCAACAGTTACAAGCTATGCCATGTATAACTTGCTTTCACCTCTAAAATATATCAATAATGATATTGATAAATGGTTTTGGTATTGTGACACAGACAGTTTATATCTAGATAAAAAGGCTTTTAAATTCTTACCTAATGAATTATATCATAAAATGAATTTAGGAAAGTGGGATATTGAAAACGAAAAAATTGATAAATTTTATATATTAAACCATAAGAAATATTGTTATCAAGTGGATAATGAAATTAAAATTCATGCTGGTGGTGTTAGACTTAATAGTTTTAAATTAGATGTACCTTTTGAAAAATTCATAGAACACCAATTTTCAGATGGTGTACAAATTAAGAGCACAAAGAGCATTTTAAATCAGATTATGACTATTAGTATTTATGAAAGCTTTATTGATTTAAAACAAGGTGGGAAATACCCTTTATATCACACAACAGAAAAAGAAAAGATTTTAGATGATGTAAAATCTAAATTATCAATGGATTTATTAGATGAACAAGATTTAATGTACATAGAAACAGAATTAGGCATTATTTCAGCAAGGGATTTAATACCTAAACAAGATGAAAACGGACAAAATTTTGATGAATTAATGGACAAAATGATAGATTATGGACAAGATTTTGTTTGACATTTATAATGTTATGTGATATACTTGTTTTATCTTAAAGAAAGGAGGTATATAGTATATATAGAAAGGGGGTGAATTTATGGGATTGTTTATCGCGGTATCGCAAGCTTTCAAAAGTGATTTGCTTGTTATCTTTCTATTCTTGGTACTTTTTGATTTTGCAACAGGGTATCTAAAAGCTCTTAAATGGAAAGTTGTTTCTAGTGATGTAGGAACAAAGGGAGTAATTAAACACACCACAACATTTTTATTTTATGCAATGTTGATGACTGGTGGATATTACTTTCATGCACAAGTAATTGCTAATTCTGTTATTCTAATGGTAATGCTTACTTATATTACTAGCATTATGGAAAATTTGGCGGTTATGGGTGTTTATGTACCAACATTCTTGAAAACACGAGTAGAAAAAGAATTGAAAGAAATTGAAGAAAAATTGAATAAAGGAGAATAAAACATAATGGAAATTGTTTCATGGTTTGAAAATAGAGTAGGTCAATTGACCTATTCTATGACTGGTAGTCGCAATGGTGCTGACGGTACGGCAGACTGTTCAGGGAGCATTTCACAAGCTTTAAAAGAAGCCGGAGCGCAAATTAATGGTTTACCATCAACGGTTACACTTGGGTATTGGCTAGCTAAAAATGGTTGGGTTAGAATTGCTAAAAATGATGACTGGGACGCTCAAAGAAATGACATTGTACTTATGTCTTGGGGTGTTGATATGAGCCAATCTGGAGGTGCTGGTGGTCATGTAGGGGCTATGATGGATAGTGAACGGTTTATTAGTACAGATTATAGCACTAGCGGTGCTATTGGTACAGCTGTTTCAATTTGGAATTGGAACTATTACTACCTAAGAGCATGTCAAACTGGTCTGTCTTATATTGAGGTTTGGCGGTATATGGGTAGTACTACAAATGCTCCTTTAAATGTTAGTCGGAGTAGTAGAAAGAAAGCATATTATAGAGCAGATAGCGTTGTACTCCACAATGGAATTTGGCAAGTGCGTTGTGATGAACTAGTACCGGTTGGTTTTGATTGGACAGAAAATGGTATTCCTGTAGCATTGATTAACTGGGTTGATAGTAACGGTGACAATGTGCCTGATGGTAATGATTGGGATTTCAAAACTGGAATGTATTTCAGCTTTGAAATTGATGAAAACAGTATTACAGATACTGGTGATGGTGGATATTACGGTGGATACTACTACAGACGATTTGGCTTTGGTCAATTTGGTGATGTATGGCTTTCAGCTTGGGATAAAAACCATCTTGTAAACGGATAATAATAAATATAGAAAGACTATAAAATATAAGATAAAAATACAAAAGAAAGGAACTTTTCGAATTTTCTAAATAAGTGATACCTTAAACCCTAGTATACAATATTAGGGTTTTTGTAACATAATTGTAACATAAAATGTATTGACAAATTTTATTTAATAGTGTATAATGAATATATAAATAAAGAAAAGAGGTAAAACCTTATGAAAACAACTAAATTAATGCGTCAGACAGCAAATGCTCTTAGAGTATACCGGATTGCAATTAAAGAAAATGTAAATATGGAAATTCAAATTTACCTTTCAAGTGTATTTGATGTGCTTCTTGAAAAAATGATGAAACAAAAAAATATTGAATTTCATTGTAAAGCAATTAAAATTCTTGATGAAATGTTAAGTAACCCCACCAACCACACCACCAAGTAACCCAATCCAGAATGCTCCTAGAAGCCTATCAAAGGCTCTATAATCCATTCTAATAGATTGGTAGTGTTATTGTACCACTGTACGTTACAATTTGATAGACGACCTCTCAGAGCTATCTATTATACTACTCCTAAAATATCATATGAAATTTTAGGGGGGGTATAATATGTTGGTTTTTTTGCCCTAATGCGCAATG